CACTGAGACTTGGATTTGCTGTGCTGGTTGGTGTGTTTGCTACAGTGTAACTGAATTGTGTGTCACTTACTACTTGAGACACAACATGACTACCATCATACTCTGCATTATTGACACCAAATATCAATATTGGTGTTCCTACTGCAAGTCTGTGTGTTGTCTTTGTTTTTACCGTTACAATTGATGTTGCTGTTGTCGATGACGGATCTATACCAGAAAAAATATCATCAATCTCAACATCACCTAACTCAGATATAGCACCTACAATTCTATTCTCATCAATTAATTTCTCAAAATCATCATTTGTTGGATATGATGGCAGTGCTCTCCCACTATTTGTTCCATACGCAAGCGTTAGTTTTGCGTAATACATGTCGAGATCTGTATTACCTTTGCCTGCTACTGTATTGTTGCCGTCCGCATACTCAAATACAGTCAGTTTATGGTGTGAAAAATTAGGTGCATAAACATTTTCAGTAAAATCCTTGAATGTCCTATCAGATCCTTCCCCATCAAAAATACTAAACCCAAAGAAGAAACAAGCACCTGTCACCCTGAATATGGCAGAGGTAGGTATGTCATTATTGAGTGGATCAGGAATGTATTTTGGTCTTATTTTAGTTTTTCTAAGATCTTGACCAACTATAGATGTTCCTCTTGGTAAAATTACACCACCGTGAATGGAGTTATAATGGTATAATACATTATCTACGTTTTGTACGTCAAAATTTGTTCCAATACCAAACTCTGTTATACTTTGAGTTGTTCCATTAACATCGGTTATATTCCCATCACTATCAATTTGATAACCTGGTCTATTGTCAATATAATGAACGCCTGGCGATACTATTATAGTTGTTTTATCAAATTTATCGTTATCTTTTCCTAATTGATATGAAAAACGAGCAGACTCTATTAATGCTCTTTGAATTGTTTTGAACGGACGAGTTCTTGAATTACCAGTGTTACTGATATCATCCGTTGCATCAAGTTCTTCAGGGTTTACGTAGATAACATTTCCCTGTACATTTTTTAAAAAATTTTCAAGTCTGCTTAGTGGCATTACTTATAAATCCTGACACCATTCCTTCAACCTATTTATATCCCACTAAATCCCTGACTTATCCTACTTCATCACTTATGACTCAATCGCTATATTTTAGGTATTTTTTGAACTAATGGATATATATCTGTCTCAACTTTATCCACAATCTGATCGATGATATTAACATCAAGACCTGCAAATGGTGGAACGATACCAAGTATGCGAAGTAATCCATCTACAAATAATGCTAAACATGTGAAACCAAGTATCATACTTATGATTGTAGCGTCACGATTATGCTTTGCCATAGATGCATCATCTATCGCTTTTGCTTTAGCAAGAGCATCAGCAATGAGTGCATCCACCTCTTTTTTAGTGTAAAAACCTCCTAAAACAGGGATTTCGTGAAATTTTATGTCCGATAATGGAAACTTTGGCATGTATGTCATACGTATATTATATCTAGCTCTTCATCAATCCCATCGGCAGTCCTTACAAGTTCAAGCACTGACATAAACTCGTTTGTTGTTTTACAATCAATACATTGATAATTTCCAAGAGAACCGAAAATCTCAAATTTTCGTGAGGTGAGACTGACTCGAATCTCATCTACGAATTCCTCTAAATCCAAATGTGCCATAATATTTTATAAAGTACGCCTATTATAGCACATGTGTTTATACATCGCAAGTTGGATCATGCACAACAGTTGGTTCTTTAGACTCAACAGTTACCTCATAATATGCCTTTATAGGTCCGCCAGCATTATTACGAACAATAATTTTTGCACCGTACTGTATCGTGCTTACAAATAATTCTTGAAATACTCCGATTGGAGTAAGTTGAACATTGATAGTTTCTGGGTTTATATTTCCTATCCAAGTTGGAGGTAACTCAATAATACCATCAACACTCACTGTGCCACGTACTTCCATAAGTTTACATATTTTCTAATATTATAACACACTATCGAGAATATGCAACGTCATCATACTTAGGATCAGGATAATCCTCCCAAGTATTTCCCTCATATTCTACCACAAGAGGATTCACATCTTTCCTCTCTGCGTAAACGTGATAGAAACAATCAATCACTCCCTCAAGAATTATTTTATTATCATCCCAATCCTTCACCATAATATTCTGTGCTGATCCAACTGGTTGAGTTTGAATGGTGATAGTATCAATCACTACTAGATCCTTCCAATAATCTGGTAGAACAATCTCATTGTCTTGTGTTCTACCTCTAAAATATACACCAACCTCAGGTCCCTCTATACAAGCATATCTAAGTCTGTGTCCTTCTCCTTTACTGGGATGCACCATATCAAATGGTTTAGGTAAACTGTCAGCAACAGCATGTCTTGCCTCTAATCTACCTTTTGATAAACAATCAACCGCACCAGTGACAAATACATCACCATCAATAAAAACTGTATTTGTTGCTTCTTCACCAATTATTTCAACATCACCCTCTACTTGAACTGCCCTACCACTTACGCCAGGACTCCAATCTCCAAGTGCAGTTCCTACATTCAGAGTTGCTTTCGCAAAACCACCTTTATGTGCACCTAAAAATGATGGTCCTGTAGCAACTAAGGTGCCATCATAAGGTTTGTCACCATTCAGAGTTTCTACTGCCTGATCTAATTTTGCTGGTTCTTCAATACCAATGTAAATCTTTCCAGATTCAATGTCTCTAATACCTGTCATTCGTTTAAAAGTGTTTTTGTTTGTTCTTTTAGATAGTCACCTAATACAGGTGGGATAAGTTGAGATGTTGGTTCATGTATGCGAACTATGTTACCCACTATAACATTCCATCCCTCAGAAAAAGAAATGACTTTATCCTTTGCATCCAATATGACGTTTTCTGATTGTGCTATGATGCGATTGTCTGCGTCTATGTTGATGTCATGTTTTGCTTTGAGAGTGATGTCACCCTCCTTTGCATTTTTTGCTGACATTCTTATGTCATTTGCCACAACAGAGAATCTGCCATCACATTCTATGAGTATATCTCCTGCAGATTTAAGAATTAGTGGTGCTCCATCACATTTTTGATGTATCTGAGATCCTTGTATGGCAGTGGCATCATCACTTGATCTTAACTCAAATCCACCATCATGAAATATACGCATCCCTGCACTAGATGATCCATGAAGTCCAATATCACGTATTCTAAGCACATCATCATCTCTTTCTCTTCCTATAGTAAAGTTACCATCCTCAGGATGATTTATTATAATTGGTGGTACATTTGCCATTAGAAACCTCTAGGACAATCAATAACTCTAATAAGTTTAGCATCTGGGACTATTGGATCCTCATAATCCTGAACTTTTGTAAATCTAGTTATAGGTCTAAGCACAGCACCAAATCCCGTATTTGTATTGACAGTGAGTTTTGGTATGTCAATAAGACCGACATCAACTTTTGTGTTTGGATCCACGCCTATAATTCTACCTTTCTCATCCAAGATGGGCACTATGACACCGCCACTTGGTGTAGTGATTGTGTCACCTGACTTGAATCCTATGCCTGGTGATATCACTTGAACACCATTTATCTCCCCAATCACATCAATACCCTCATCATCTGCCGTTCCAGTTCCTGCTCCTACTCCTGCTGTGCCTGTGCCCGCACTAGTAGCACCCGTGCCAGCACCAGTGCCCGTCACCGTGTCAGTGATAGGAACTACCGTTCCATCAGGTAATGTTGTTGTTCCTACGCTTGGTCTTGTGATTGGAACTACAGTCCCGTTAGGTAATGTAGTTGTTCCTGTAGGAGTTGTAATCTCTTCGCCTGTGTCTACGTCAATTATAGTATCAATAACACCAGGTCCAACATATCCACCGCCAGGATTTGTGATAACAATATCTTTTATTTGACCAAATGTGGGAGAACTCTCATTTAAATCAACTTCAGCAGTTGCGGTGGCACCTTTACCATTATTACAATTATCTGTTATGGTGACAAATGGAGGAGATGTAAAACCAGATCCAAAACTGCTCATATTTACACCAACAACTTTACCTATTGAATTTACAACTGCTTTTCCTACAGCACCTGAACCTCCTCCACCAAATATAGTAAGTTTGGGAGGACCACACCTCTTTGTAAATGGGTCACATCCGCCAATTAAACTTTTCATATTAGTGGGTATACCACCCGACACACCTTGTTTTAAGGTAAGAAGATCTCCCGAAACGCCTGATAGTTTACTAAATGCACCAGTGACACCCTCAATGCCAGGAAAAATACCACTGAGAGCACCTATGGGGTCATTTATAGCATCACCCAATCCTCCAAAAGCACTTAGTCCACTTGCAAGATTAATTACTCTACCAAAATCTAATTTCTTTTTAGGATCTGCTCCTACATTGATCTTCCAATCTAAGGGTTCTGGTTCACACTCATTTCCCTCACATTCAAGAAGAGCAAGACCTGCTTGAGCAATTTTGACTGCTTTATCCATCATGCTTGCAAATGGAGGTAAGGATATGCCACCTGCCACACTTTGTATTGAACTTATGGAGGGTCCTATAAGACCTTGAATTTTATCACTAATGCCAGATATAAGACCTCCAAAAAATTGTTCTGCTGCACAAAGTGGAAATTGTAGTAAGTTGCCTACTAATCCCTTCAAGAAATCACCCACAAAACTTTGTAAACCATTCAAAACATTCTCAATCAAACAATAAATCTGATCAGTTTGTTTTCTTATCTCTAAATTCTTAATGAGGTGTGAGGGGTCTAAAAAACTTATTGCATTACTTACTTGCTCATCAACCTCCTTCAACATTTCCTTTCTTGCTTGCCTAATTGCTGCAGAAAACCCACCTGCAATTTTATTAGATGCTTTTAATATCAATTTGTCCATGTCCACTATTCTATTGAGAACTGGATCTATATGTTTATCTTGAAATTTTTCTAATCCACTTACCTCATCAACAAAAGCTTGAAGAATCTTCGATGCCTCTCCTAATGCACCACTTGGTGCAATACATTTTTGTGCAACTTCAGTAACATAAGGTGTATCATTAATATGCCTTACGATACTCTTGCCTGTATTAGCAATGAATTCTTCATCACCTTCCTTTTTTTTATCAAAATTAGAATTACTATTAGGGATACCACCATTTTTTCTTTCTGCTTCCCCATTAATAAGAGTGTTATACTTAGCGTCTTCTATACTTTTATCATTTTCAAAAGGAAAAAAACCTGAAGTTGCTTTACCTTTTACATCCTCCCATGTTTTAAATACTTCAGCACCATAGTTTGCATGAAATAAACCAACAACTACAGGTTGTTGTCCCTCTTCACCGTCAAGGAAAAATCCAAAAACAGTCTCGCCACCTTGTAAAGCAAAACTAGTGCCACCTTTGTTATGTCCAGAACCAAATTGAGGTGACATAAGAAAATGTGCCCAAGGTAAGTCGATATCGTCTATACCTCCCTCTGCTTCTGATTCAGGTGGATGATGACCTAAAATTCTTACTTTTGCCCTATATCCTAACTCAACGTTTTGATTATTCTTATCACGCCATGCGTAATCTGCGGTAACCTGTCCAATGAACCAGTGGAAACCGTCTTTACCAGCAAAATTTATACCAATTCTATTTGATTCGAGCATTAGTCATCATAAACAAGACACTCTGGTTCGTCTGGGTGATTATCACAGAATAATTCTAAAGCATTTGGATCATGATGATCGCCTGCTGCAATCTCTTCCTTATGATGCTCCGCATACTCTTCGAGTTCATGTAATTCATCCCTAGCATGTCTTCTTGCTGCTGGATTTGTTAAAGGATCATCGATAATTTTCTTATCGTGTTCCATGTGATCTTCGATTGATTTCATTACTTTGCGTTGTTTTGGAATGAGTCTCTCACAAGTGTAAGTCCACTGTATGATTTGTCACCAAACTCATGTGACAATCTAGCTATCATATAGAGTCCAGAAGCAGGGTTTCTACCCTTCCTTGTCCTTTTGTTGATATTTAGCTTAGCAAACTCACAGAAAATTACCTGTCCTACTCTAAGACTTAAGTTCATAGGGATACTCACATTTAGCATTTGAGAGAATAATGCTGAGTACCTTGCACTTGATTGTGCCTCATAATTAATTTTGTCTTGAGGTGTCTCTGCAGTCTGACCATCTACAGGAGGGGTCATAGTTGCTTCATCAACAAATCCAAATGTCATTCTTGAATAAGCATCAGCGTAAACTGCAGGGATGAGTTCTTCTTCATTTGACAGTTTGAGGTAAGTCCTTAGACTTTCCTTCAAACTATACTCCTCGAACATTGGTTTCTTTCTAAGTATATCATAGTAGTAATTTGCTGCTTTGTATTGTCCACCTCTTAGTTTTTTGATGATATCATGATTTTCTACCCATCTAGGAGGTGATGAAAAATAAAAATTATTATCATCTAACGTATTTTTGTCTGATGCATACTGATATTTTACAATTGATTTGTCATCCTCTGCATCTGCAAAAGTTTTATCAATATCTTGAAAACTATAACCATCTTGTGTCTCAAAAAATAAAAAACCTGAACTACCTTTTGTTTGACTATATCCATCTGATCCCGTCGGAATTGATTTTTTACATAAAGAACTAATCATAAAAAGAGGTCTTTTATAATTTCCAGTAAACACATATTTGTTTGATGTCTCATCTATGAATAGTCTCTCCTCTTTTACCTCTAATTTATTTTTTAATATTTTTGATACAGTGTCAGATATTTTATCTGTATATTTTTCCCAAACCCTATTAGTGTGATTTGATATTGCGTGTCGTGTTGCTAATGTCAGATTAAATACCTCTCTTTTTGTATCTGAAATATTTGAATCAATATTTGTA